AAAGAAATTAAAAAGTGTATCAATACATTAAAATCACATGGGTACACAATAGTTGACTTAGAGGGTAAAATTATTGAAAAGGACATAAAGTAATTCTCTTTTTAATACTGGCAAACAAAGGGAAATAAAAGGGCATAATTAATTTTGTGCCTTTTTTTTATAATTTATTTGAATAATTAAAAATATTTTTTTAAATTTAAAATTCATTTTAAAAATTATATTATGAAAGTAACTAAAGAAATTAAAATTTATCGACCAATGAGAATTTGGGGTAAATTAATTAAAGATTTATTTTTTAGCAGTTCTATTGAATCAACACATAAATGGTGTAGATATAAAATGCATTTTAATAATAGAAATGAGCAAAAAAAATTTAATATAAAACTTATAAAATCAATATTAAAAAATCAAATAGTAGGCAATGAAAATAATTAAAGACACTAATGAGGTATATCATTCGCACAATTCAATTAGTGCTAGTGGTTTAAAAGAGATTTACAAAAAATCAGTATTTCATTTTTTAAATAGAAAATTTAAAGAATCACCAGCAATGGCACTTGGTACGGCTGTTCATCAAGCTATATTAGAGCCACATGAATTTCATGACATTTACCATGTAATACATAAAATTGATAAAAGAACAAAAGCTGGCAAAGAGGAGTATAAAAAACAAATTGAATTAGCTGACAATAAAATTGTTTTAGAATCTGACACACATGAAATAATTAAATCTATAACTCAAGAATTTAAAAAAAATAAATTAGCTCAGCATTATTGTAAAGGTGAAATGGAGCTTTCACATTATACTAAAATGAATGGCATTGATGTAAGGGTGCGACCAGATTGTATAAATACTGTTTCTAATTTTATTAGTGATGTTAAAACTTGCCAAGACAATTCACCTGGTGCTTTTAAAAGAGATGTATATAATTGGGGTTATCATTTACAAGCGGCATTTTATATGGATGTTTGTAATATTGATAATTTCAAATTTATAGCTTGTCAAACTAAATATCCATATACTGTTGAAGTTTATACATTAGATGAAAAGGACATTGAATTTGGTCGAATGGGTTATAAAAATGCATTAAGACAATGGGAAAAATATTTACAAACTGGCATACAAACAAGTTATGAATGGCACAAAACACATGAAGATGGTTCCTATATATTATAAAAACAAATCTGATCTATATAAAAGTATTGTTGAAAAGCATACTGAATTAAAACTAGATAAAATAACTAGACAATTTGACTATGTTTTTGCAAGGGGTTGTTATTACTATTTATGCAGAAATTTTGGTAAAATGAGTTTTGGTAAAATTAGTAAAACAGTAAAAAAAAATCATGCTACTGTAATGCATAGCTTAAAAGAATTGCCATATATAATTAAACATGATAAAAGTAGAAACGTAATATTTCAAAAAATTGTTAGTGAAGTCAAAGAAGATTATTTTATTCCAAAAACAAAAAAGACAATAGATCAATTAGTACTTAACCATAATTATTATTTATTAGAAAATGGTAATTTGAAAAATTATATTTTAAGATTAGAGAGTAAAGTAAAAAGATTAAAAGATAATAATAATGAAATGAAAAGAATTATTTACATTATGGCTGATGTTGACTAAATATTTTTTAATTTTATAAAAAAACTTTATGAAAAGGAACCCATATCAAAAGTATCTTGGAAAAGAAGATGTATTGCAAAACCAAGTTATGAGATATATAGCTTTAAAATATCCTAAAGCATTATTTACTCATGTTGCTAATGAGGGTAAAAGAACTCCATTTGAGAGATATAAAATGAAATACTTAGGCACTAAGCCAGGTATTCCAGATATTATGATATTTGATCCAAATAAAACAAAGAACGGATTAGCCATTGAATTGAAAGCTGGGTATAATAAACCTACCGAAACACAGAAAAAGTGGCTTAAAGAGCTTAATAATGCTAACTGGGTGGCTGTTTGGAGTAATAATTTAGATGAGTGCTTAGAAATAATAGATAACTATTTTAATAATAAATAATGGCGAAATCAAAAAAAATATTCTTTGAGGAAGTCGAACAACGAGTAAGGTGGACACAAAGCTCAACTGATGATTTTAAATACAATTATAAATTTATTGGTGTGGCAAGTGAAGCAGAATTTGATTTGCTAATGGAGCTTTTATGGTTCATGCATGAAGAAGATGAAATATCTTATAATCAGTTTTTCGATACTTTTAGAGAATTAAAAACATTTTGTGATGGAATTAAAGGTTTGATTGACAAACAATAATTTCTTTACTTTACTTATTTATGAAATACAATAAGATTTTAAAACCTAAGAAGTTTGATAACTTTACAATTATACCTAGCTCAATATTTAGGCACAAAAATATTACAGTTGGTGCTACTGGCTTGTTTGCTTATTTATTTTCTCACAAAGCTGAACAAGAAATAACAATACAATTTATTTGTGGGCATTTTAAAGAATCTAAAGGTGCTATTGGTCGTAAGCTGAATGAGCTTATAGATGCTGGTTATATTGTTAGGGAAAGGGTAACTGACAAAGGTAAGTTTAAAGGTTTTAATTATATACTAAAAGCAAAACCGAAACCTCAAAAACCGAAACCCCAAAAACCGAAACCCCAAAATGAACCACAAAGTAATATTAATAATATACATACTATAAAAAGTAATATTACACAAACTGAGAAAATGCAAAATGCATTCCCTCACTTTGTTAAATTATTTGATTTAAGATACCAGCCAAAAACTACTAAACAAAAAGAAGATTGGTTTGTTTGTTTAGACAGATGTGTTAGAATAGATAAATACGATCTTGATGAAATTTATTTAGCTGTTAAAAGTGCTAGAGATGATGATTTTTGGAAAAACAATTTTTTAACATTATTAAAACTTAGGAATCAAGATAAAAATGGAATTATGTTTATACATAGATTTATTGAAAATCATAGAAAATATAATAAACCAAAATGCTTTTATAAAATTAAAGGAATACAAGAATACAAATTGTATAATGATCCAGATGGCTCACAAAGATTAGGTGCAATAACTAAATATAATAAACTTAATGAATTTAATTTATCACAAATATTAAATAGAAATGAAATTGAGGAGCTTAAAAAGTTTGTTAAATGATTGTAGGAAAAGTTTATAGTTTAGATAAATATGAACAAGATATTGTTTATCTAGCCGCTGAGCAAAGGCATAACAACAAAATAAAAACTGGCTGGGATGGTTCTAAAACAGTTAATGAAAAATCATATTTAGAATTAAATATAGTTGGGTTTGGTGGTGAGTTTATATTTGCAAGGGAAAATAATTTATACCCAGATTTTAAAATACATAACACTAGTAAAGTAAATAAAACAGATGACTATGATCACCAATGGCTAGGGCATTCTGTTGATGTAAAAGTAAATAGAAAAGATCACCCACTAATGATTCCAGAATATGCAAATACTGATTGTAAAATATTTGCCTTATTTACTTGTAATTATCCAAACTATACTTTTGAGGGTTTTAGTTTAAACAATATTATTTTCCAAGATTGTAATAAAAGAATGACTAAGGTAAAATCCTATGTTATTGAAAAAAGCAATCTATTAACAAAAAAAGAATTATTATTTTTATTAAATATTTAAAATAAATTTCTATATTTAAAAAATATTTTTATTTATGAATCACTATAATGACTTAACAGCTCTAGGTATTAACCTAAAAAGATTAACCGGATCTGTTAAAACTAAATGCCCAAAATGCTCACATGAAAGAAAAAACAAAACTGATGATTGTTTGTCAGTTAATATTGATGATGGGTTATATAATTGCCATCATTGTGGCTGGGGTGGTAATGTAGGTATTAAGTTTAAGAAAAAAGTTGAATTTGTTTTACCACCAAAAGTAAATTCCAACATTGCCGAGAGAGTAATTAAATGGTTTGGCAATAGAGGCATAACAGAACCCACTTTAATACATTGGAAAATAGGCGAATCTTTAGAATATATGCCACAAGTTAAAGCCAAAAGAAGATGTATAAATTTTAATTATTATAGAAATAATGAAATTGTAAATGTAAAATATAGAGATGGTGAAAAGAATTTTAAATTAGTTTCTGGTGCTGAGCTTATATTTTATGGCATTGATAATATAAAAGAATTAAATAGAGTTTACATTGTTGAGGGTGAAATGGATGCACTAAGTTTACATGAAGCTGGTTTGTATTCTGTTTGCTCAGTCCCAAATGGTGCTAGTAAAGGTTCACAGAAATTAGAATACCTAGATAATTGTTTTGAATATTTTGAAGATAAAAAAGAAATAATACTTTGCACCGATAATGATGATGCTGGTTTACAATTAAGAAATGAGCTAGCTAGAAGATTTGGAAACTATCGTTGTAAGTATGTTGAGTTTGGTGAATATAAAGATGCTAATGAGGTTTTAATTGAAAAGGGAGCTGAAACACTTAGAAATATTATCAAGGAAGCTAAAAACTTTCCATTAGAGGGTGTTTTAAATATTGATAATATCTGGCAAGATGTTTTAAATTATAATGAAAATGGTATTACTAATTATTCTATTGGTTTGCCAGGATCTGATGATTATTTTAAAATGGCATTTGGTGAATGGACAGTTGTTAGTGGAATTCCTAATAGTGGTAAATCAGATATATTAGATCAAATACTTTGCAACTTAGCTACTAAGCATGATTTTAGATGTGCAATGTTTTCACCAGAGAGTTTTCCTTATGAGGGACATATAAAAAGAATAGCAAATAAACTAAATGAAAAAAATTGCAATAGTGATGATTTAAATAATACTAAAGATTTTATTGAGGATCATTTCTTTTGGATTAAAATTGACTTAGAAAATTTAACTTTAAAAGGCATTTTAAATGCATTTAGGGAGCTGGTATTTCAAAAGGGTATAAATGTTTGTGTTATTGATCCCTATAATATGCTTGATCATTCAGCTC